TCCAGGGTGATCAAAAAAGACACAACTCACCCAAAAACTCACCCACGGTAGCACCAATGAACTCAGGGGTTACAACCCTTTAGGGTGAGAAGGTGACATAAAATACTTAAAAGTATATCTAAGCCGATTTTAGCAATAGGAAAAAGTTTTGAAAATAAAGTCACCCTAGTCACCCTACCTTTGATTCATGGACTTAAAACGAAAGGCACGTTCCAAACCATGGCTTGCGAAAAAGCAAGGAAGGAATCGAAGGAAACTTGAGGGTGGAAACCTTGTACGTCCGTTTGAAGGTGTAGCCAGCAACGGGTTTTACAAGACATCTCAGTGGAGGTCTACGCGAGAAGCGGTACTCAACAGGGACGCTATATGCCAATGGTGTCTACACTTAGGCAAGGTGACGGAAGCGAATGAGGCCGATCATGTCATCCCTCTGAACCGATGTGACAAAGAGGGCGTTTCGGCCTATGACCAAACTAACATTGTGGGAAGTTGTCGAAGTTGCAATGCCAGGAGAGCTTCTTATGAAGCCAACGGTGTTAGGTTCGAAGACTTTGACCATTGCGTTAAATACATGAGAAAGAAACTTTATGGAAATGAAGAGAGTTCTAGTAAACAGTATGGGGTGGACTGATCTTGAGAAAGAAAGTTTCAAGAGCTCCCTTTGTGACATGGCCGAAGAGTACGGTTGTCATATAGAGGTGCTTGAAAGTGTTGACTCTAAGATGGACATCTGCGTTGAAACCGATAACGAAAGCGTTGTCTACATGATCATACAAGAAGGTCTTGTTTAATGAAGAGAAAGCAGAGCAATCACGCAGACTCCAAATCTAGTAAGCTATTGAAAAAGAAAGCAAAAGGGAAGCCGAAGGCAGAGAAGAAGTACACACACGCTCAAATGAAGAAGAAGGTGGACGAGTGGTGCAGCAAGTATGTTCGCTGGAGCTCCGCTGACGAAGACGGCATTGCGCGTTGCTACACTTGTGGCAAGGAAGATCACGTATCTAAATTGCAGGCGGGACACTTCGCTAGTCGAAGGTACATGAATACCAGATGGGATCATGAGTGGAATATTAGAACCCAATGCATATCTTGCAACCTGTACTCCCAGGGCGAACAGTGGATATTTGGTCAAGCCCTGGACAAGGAGCAGCCTGGTGTATCCTCCGAAGTAATGCTCCGCGCCAAACAACTAAAAAAATTTGGCATGCCTGAACTCAGGAAGATGTACGAATGGTATAAAGAACAATGTGAGGAGATGGCCAAAACGAAGCGGGTCAGAATAAAAAAATTTTAAAAGATGAGTTTACTTAGAGCGCACAAGTCGGTTTTTGAAGTGGTCAGGAATGCCCTTGACGCTAACCCGGCTATGTCTCATATCAAAGCTTCTATTGGAACTAGGTTTCAGGCCGAACAGAACCCAGAGGTTATCATACAGCAGAACAGCTTTGACGTCAACGACTTGAATACTCAGGATTTTAACACTTTTGAGATATCTGTTTATTGCTACTCAAACAGCTACACCGAGGCAGCTAGTGTTGCTGATCATTTGTTCAATGCGGTTCGAGATAACGAATACTACATCCTTACTGAAACAGAGGATATAGAAGGATCTAGTGAAGTCAACGTCTCCACGACGCCTTATCACTTAAGGGGGCTAGACTTGTTTTTAGAATACTACGACGAAGACGGGTACGAAGCCAACATTCTGATTAGGGCGATAGAAGCGGCAGACACTGTTACTGGAGTTGGGACCCCGGACACAGGCGGTCGTCCAGCGCCATTTTTTCCACAATCGGAAACCCGAATTCAAGACCTTTCCGACGTTAACGTATCAACACTTGCTGAAGGAAATATTTTAAAGTACGATTTTAGCGAGGGTGAATGGGTTAACGGATCGTTGCCTATCCTAACTACAGGCTCGCTAACTCAGTCTGAGCTAAACGGGTACACGATCTTAAGCATAAACGAAACGGCAAGCTTCACTAATATTACGTTATCTAACGACATAAGCGTTAGTGGTGATCTTCTTTTTTCTGGAGGTACCTCTAAACTTATAAGACCACTTGATATTGGCGGAGCGGCTGGCCCACTGACAATACAAAGTAACGGCGACTTGGTAATTGAGCTTGACGAAAATGCTGACGAACCAAACAAGGCTTTCATTGTAAAGAACGGTGGGGACGCCGAGGTTTTTAAGGTTGATGAGTCTGGCAATGTCACTGTAAACCAGCAGTATATTTTACCAACCACCGACGGCAACGCAAACTACTTTTTAAAAACCGATGGTAGCGGTCAGCTTTACTTTGCCACGCTTCACGGAACAAGCGGTAACACAGGGGGAGCTCCGCCTCCTGCTATTGACACCATTACCGAGTTGCTTGACACGCAGGTTTCGTCTTTAGCGGACAATCAGATACTGCGTTATGACTCAGTGTCTAGCAAGTGGGTTAACGAAGATTTGACTTTGGCTCAATCCATAGGCGACCTCACCGACGTAGACACGACTACAGTAGCACCTACTGACGGCCAGGCTTTGGTATGGGATAATGCTGCTAGTCAGTTTGTCCCAGGCGACAGTTTTAGCCAAAGCGATTTTGACACAGCTTTTGGTAATAAAAACTTGAGCAACCTTGGGGACGTAGACTCTTCACTCCCTTCCGACAGCTCTGTCTTGGCTTGGGACGCAACAAATAATTACTGGGAGCCAAGAGCCGCTTCTTCTGGAAGCAGTTCCTATGTCGTTTACGCAACTGCAAGAACAAACACCAACGGAACTACAGATGTAATAAACGGAATGACGGTTTCGAGGTCTACTACTGGTACCTATAACTACACTTTTACCACGGCCCTTTCTGACGCCAACTACGTAGTCACTACAACTCCAGTTGGATATCCTTCAACTGACGCAAACATTTATGTAGATAATTTTTCATCGACTGGCTTTACTGTATATGGAACTTCTGGTGATAATGGAACCTCTACCGACCCCCTTATAGACAGAGAACATTGTGTGACGGTGTTTTCTTCTCAGTCTTCTGGTGGAGGTTTTGTGATGAGAGGTGACGATGGTGACCAAGGCCCAAGCGGAACGACTTACGATGTTGTAACGCTGACAGGTTCAACAACTTTAAGCAGCGCACATACCACAAAGTATCTCGTTGTAGACAGCGCAAGCAATTGCAATTTAACCGTTCCAGCGACTGCGTCTTATGACGCAAATGCTGAGTTTGTCATTGAGCAACGAGGGGCGGGAATTATCACGGTAGTAGCAGCGTCAGGTGTAACGATCAATACTTCAGAAACATTAGTTTCAGGTGGTCAATATGCTGTTATGGGGTTGAAGAGAACCGCGTCTAATGTTTACACGTTGACGGGAGAAAGACAAGCAAGTTAATGGGAAATTTTTACCAAGCCGTCTCATCAAATAAAGCTGTTAGCGGCTTCTTGCTGGACATATATACGAATTCCTCGGTAGCCTATTCGCTACGCAAGCTCAGGACATTTTACACAGGCGATTGCATAGAAGTATATAACGGCACTTCATACGCTGATATAGGCTTTAACAGCAGCAACGTTTTGGATTTGACTGCGTTGGGTAATCATTGCGGATCAAATGATGGGTTTGTATCCAAGTGGTATTCACAAGGTACGTCTTCGAATACAGCTTTTCAAACAGACCCGACGAAGATGCCAAAGATTTACGACGGCACAACTCAAGCCGTTTTAACAGAAGGCGGAAAGCCAGTTATACGAAAGCAAAGTAGTAGCAATTGCACTATGAGCATTACAAATACGGTAATTATTAATACCGCTCATTTCTTTGTGTTATCGGGTATTGATGACGCTAATTATCCAAAAACCTTGTGGCTGCCATCAGTAAATAACAACAGGTATGTTACGTTTTCAAGTAATGGCGGCAACGCGAGGGTTGGCACCGATCTTTACGTTAACGGAACCGCTAATTCAGCCGTCCATAAAAACAGTTTTTATCATGCTATTAGACCATTCTCAAGCTATAACTCCATTCAAGACTTGTCGAATGCACCACTTACAACAAATGTTTTAGGAGGGGGCTCTATGCATGACATGCAGGAACTCATAATCTTTGACGGCGACATGAGTAGCAGCCGCGAAGACATTGAGGGCAGAATCAACTTACACTACAGCATCTACTAATATGGCTAACAAAAGCACGCTTTTACAGAAAATGAGAGAGTCTACTTCTCCCGCTAAGGAAGAGGTGGCTAAAGTTGTGCGTTCGGACGCTAAAAAACTCTCCGATCTTAAGCCAATCGTAAGCCTGGACCACGAAGGAGAGCGTATGTTCGGCATGGTTTTAGATTACCTAGATGAAACTGGACTGCTGGAAAGCGTGGACGTAGTCACGATCACGATGTTGGCAAAGAACCTTTCAATGTTTGTTATGTTGTCACGTGAAATACAAACGATTGACGACATGGTTCAGGTTTACGAGAACGGATCGTCGAATGTGAGTGGAAAGATGACGGCTTTATCTAAAGTTCAGGGCGAAGTGAGTAAACTATCCGCCAAATTAGGTCTTTCTCCCATGGACCGCGCTCGCATGATGGGTGCCGCAGTCAATGCCGCAGCAGCAAACAGCAAGCGGTCTGAGGGAGACGAAATTGACGACCTTGTCTAATACAGAAAGGCTTAACCGCATGTGGGACTATGTCGAGGGAGTGCTCGACGGTTCCGTTGTGGCTGGTAAATACATCGTAAAAGCCTACGAAAGGTTCACAAATGATCTAGAAAGGGTCGGTGACGATGATTTTCCTTGGGTTTTTGACGTGCAAGTAGCATCTAAGTACATAACCTTTATTGAGACGGTCTGTGTTCATACTCGTGGTGAGTGGGCTGGGAAACGTTTTATATTGTCTGACTGGCAGGTTGCTTTTATCGGCCAGTTATTCGGCTGGGTGCATAAAGACGACGTAAAAAAGCGTCGTTTTACCACTGCTCACTTCTTTGTGGCTCGTAAATCAGGTAAATCACAGCTTGCGGCTGCTATTATCCTGGCTATGTCCGTCCTGGACGATGATGGTGCAGGGCAATTTGTTACAGCAGCTACTAAGCGAGACCAAGCGAAAGAGGTGTTTGACGAGATACGCCGATGTGTCAAAAAATCTCCCGCGCTGGCCAAAAGGTTTACCGCGAACAGGCAAGAAATACACGGCCCGAAAGATTGCATAATAAAGCCAATCTCATCTGACGCAAACACGCTTGACGGATTGAGCCTAAACATTGGTTGCGTAGACGAAATGCACGCCATGAAGGACGGAGAACTTTACAGAGTACTTGCTTCGTCCATGGGTTCACGTAAATCCCCTCTTATGTTGGCTATCTCGACTGCCGGGTTCGTGCTCGACGGAGTGGCGACCGAGTTCGTTAAGGGTGGAAAGAAAGTGCTTGACGGATCGGTAGACAACGATAACCTCCTTTTCCTTTGCTACGAGATAGACAAGGACGATGGGGACGAATGGGACGATCCAGAAGCTTGGAAAAAGGCTAACCCTGGACTAGGAGCGTCCATAAGAATGGAATACCTGGAAAAGCAGTGCAAAAACGCCAAGCTTTACGGAGGAAGGACGATCACTGAATTTATGGTGAAGCACTGCAATCTTTTCGTTGGAGCGCAAGACATTTGGATCGAGGACGATCTCTGGATGTGTGACTCGAACGTGTCAATGCCGATCGACACCTCATCGGAAAAGCTAGACGCTTACATAGGGCTTGATTTGGCTGCGACGGACGACATCACGGCATTTACAGTTGCTGTTGGAGACGTAGATAAGGGTATACAGATAAAAAATTACTACTTTCTACCAGAAAGGGCTGTCCAGCGTCGCCTTGAAAAAGACGAAGCTCACGTTTACGCTAATATAGAAACTTACGACAACGTTTTTGTAACAAAGGGCAACGTGACCGATTACAACGTAATCCGTAGGATGCTTGGTGGCCACTACGTGATGGATGGCAAGGTTCAGTATGACCCAGACAACCTCTCCGAAAAGTACAACATAAAAGGCGTGGCTTATGACCGCTGGAACTCGTTAAGCTTGATCAGGGACCTGGAGGGCGATGGCGTGCCTTGCGATCCGTTCGGCCAGGGGTATGCCTCGATGTCATTTCCGTCAAAGTTTTATGAGAAGCTAGCCTTGGAAGGAAAGTTGCATCATGGCGGTGATGAGGTTTTGCGATGGATGATGGGCAACGTTTTTCTTAAACTAGACCCTAGCGGCAACATAAAAGTAGACAAATCAAAGTCAGGAGACAAGATCGACGGAGTTGTATCAGCGATCATGGCTATAGGTGAAATGCTTACCTTCGAGGAGGAGGAGGTCGCGCCAGACTTTGAGTTTTTCATGTCGGTCGTAGGAATGTAGTCTATAAATTCTTCTAGTGCCACGACCTCTGTCTTATATTCGCGCCAATGGCCAGGGAACGCAACCTCTTTCAACGTATTTTAGGACTGAACAAGGAAGAGCGAGCTGCTGCTCCTGTTTTTCCTACCCAGGCCCATACGGGGTGGTTGAGCACTATTGTTAGTGACACCACCTTAAACTCTGGGGTTGACACACTAACCCTCTCTGCTGTCTACGCTTGCGTAAGCAAGATCTCAGACACGATCGCGTCTATGGCTGTTACGGTAGAAAAGGTAG